TGAAGTCTTGCGACTGGCTCACGCCCGAGGTGTTGTAGCCACTGAATTGCGGGGCCTGCACCTGTTGCCCGGAAATGATGGCGTTGATTTCGTTGAGACTGAACCCGCGCTGTTGCATCGCTTCCGTGAGCTGCTGATTGCGCATCTGGTTTTGATACTGGTTCGCCTGCAGTTGCTGATTGAAATTCTGCGAGCCCGCGGCCTGCTGCTGCGCGAAGGCTTGGTTCTGGTTCTGCAGCGCGAACTGACCCGAGCCGACCGCCTGTTGATAGGCCTGCGACTGCGCGGCATTGCCGAATTGCCCGAGCTGGCCCTGCTCGGTCGCTTGCTGCTGACGCAGCCCCAGGTCCATGCCGTAGTTTTGTTGCGCGACCTGCCCGGCGCCGGTGATCGCGCCCATCTGTGCCTGTTGATACGCGTCCGTCTTCTGACGGTTGAAACCCGCCATGGCGTTCTGATACGCCGCCGAGTTCTGCGTGATGCCCTGATTCGCGAGCTGCGTTTCGAGCTGCGTTTGCTGGCCCTGCCACTGCGGATCGAGGCGTGACGTTGCCGATTGGTAGATCGCGTCTTCGGCCTTTTGACGCTGCTGCGCCGAGCCCTGCACATCCTGCAGGCCCGAATAGTCGAGGCCCTTTTGAATCTGGCCGGCCTGCCGCGAGGGGTTGCCGAACGCATAGGCGCTCGTCGTCGGGTCGAGTTGCTGCCCGCTCATCTGGCCCTGTGACCAGGGCGTCAGCGACGACCAGTCCATAGCCTGCCCGAACTCCTGCTGCGCGCGCGGCATGAGCGAGCTGGCAAGGTCGGTGCGCGCTGATTGCAGCCCGAGCTGCGAATCGAGCGCGCCCTGTAGCTTGGGATCGACCGCCGTGTTTTGCGTCCACTTCGTGACCGGCTGGCCGGTCGACGGGTCGACCGCCGCGCTTGCATTCCAGGTCGTGCTACCCCATGGCGTCGTCTGGTCCGCGCGGTTCGCCCAGGTCTGCATGTTCGTCACCTCTTTCGAGGCGTCGGCCGATGCGTTCGCGGCTGCGGTGTAGTCCGGGGGTGCGGGTGCGCTCTTGCCCATGATCATCCTTTCAGTGCGTGGCCTTGCTCAGCCACCGACAATCGGCGCGCAGCATTTCGAGCACGACCAAGTCGTCATCCATGCCGCCGTGCGGGATGCGGTGCACCTCGCGGAATCCGAGTTTTTTGTCAAACTTCAGCGCCGGGCCATTCGTCGATTCGACGAGCGCGAGCACACATTCGAGACCGCAGGTGATAAACGGATAGGCGAACGTGTCGCGCACGATTCGCGGGCTCACGAGGTCGGGCCGCGTGATGACCGTATGCATGCAGCAGGTCTTGCCGATGAACCCGGCATAGCCGACCGCGATACCGACATGCTCCATCGACGCGGGCTCGGCCCGGTACTCTTCCGGGATGTGCAGCACGCCGCGGAAATCCGCCGTGTGCTGCAACTGGAGCTTGGCGTAGAAGTATTCCCACACCATGCGCCGATCCGTGTTCGCAAACGTCTTCACAGCGGCCCCGCCGAATCGGTCATGTACTCGATGCTTGCGAGCGTGGTCTGCTGCTGCGAGGCGATGAAGATTGAAGGCGAGAGCGCATAGCCCAGGCCCGTCACGCTGCGCCATTCGCCGAACGCGACGGCGCCGCCGCTCCACACGTCCACATCCCACAGCGCCACATCCCACAGCGAACCGGTGTTGCCACCCGCTACCGTCGTGCCGGTGATCGGGTTGACTTCGAAGTCGACGTTCATTCGAATCGCATAGCCCGGGTTGGCCTTCGCGACGAACTGCAGCCGGATCATCAATGCGCGCTTGCGCACCGCGGGCTGATTGAAGTAGTTGAATGCTGGCGTGAGGCGCGCGCGGATTTCGTATTCGCCGGTGCCGTCGATCGCCTGCCCGTCGCTGTTGCCAGCGAAGACCCGCAGCACGCGCCCGTCGTCGGTGCCAGCATAGATTTCACTCAGGCGGCGCGCCCACACGAAACCAGGCACATCGAGGATGCGATTCCACGCGAGCGAGTGCTGCTGAAACGTGTATTGGATGTGGTCGGTGACGCTGATACCAGGGCGCGCGATTTGCAAAAGCGCGAGGCTCGGCAAGTCGATGAGCTGCCACCCTGGGGTATCGATCAGCGTTTGAAAATCGACATTCAGCGTGTCTTGCAGCTTGCGCAATTGCACAAGCAAGTCGGTGCTGCTGGTTAGGATGTTGTCGAGACCGCCCTGCATCAACTGCGCTACGGGGATCACCCCGAACTGCGTCAACACGTAGACATTCCCGCCCGTGGTCGTGAAGCATCGGCGGCCGATCGGGGGTTGCCCGATGTACCAAATGCCCACCGCACTGAAGGCGGTTGCACTGGATGGGTCGGTGCCTTCGTACACCGCGAGGTCGCCCGAGCTGCCGATGATCACAAGCCGGTCGTCGATGCCGTCGCCGGCATCCTGCGTCCAGTTCGCGAGCCCCAGCACCATGCCGCCATGCAGCAACACCGGCCCGAAGTCAAAGAGCTGCGCGACACCACCGACCACACCGACCGGCAGGAACCAGACTTCGCCGCTTGAGCGCTTCGTGAACATGAGGCGCTTTTTCCACACGCACACATGCACGAAAGTCGACGGGTCGACGCCGGTGATGATGCCGGGGCCAGGGCCGCCGATGCTGGTCATCTTCATCCAGGTCACACCGTTGTATAGAAAGCCGCCATCGGTCTCGCTGCACGCGATGAGGTAGTGCGAGCCACCGGCCGCGGTGAACTGCGCGAAGGCCATATAGCCCGCGTTCGTCGTGGTGCTCAGCGCGATGTCGGCTGCGACGGCAGTGAAGTTGCCACCGCCCTCGACGTTCCAGATTCCGTTATCCGTGGCTGCGAACAGCTCGGAGAATGCGAGCGGCGGCGCGAGTGCGGTCGACGGCGCAGCGTCAAACGACATGACCGTGCGCACCGGGTTGCCGCTGTTGATGTTGATGGCGTAATCGCGCCATCCGTTGCGCAGCGTCAGCCCCAGGTCCGAGCTGATGAGGTTGTCGCATTCGACTGCATCGGTCGTCGGCATCGCGGCGATAGCGCCCGTCGTGTTTAGGCCGCTCGTCGGCGGCGCGACGGTCACGACCTGCTGTGTCGTGCGCTGCGGCATGCGCATGGGCTTGCGGGTCGGTGGCACCATCAACATGTCAACCGCCGTAGCCCGTGTCCGGGACGTTGAATTGCGTGCTGATCAATGGATAGGTGTCGCTGCGTGCGACCTGCAGCACCGGCGCGTCGGCGTCGGCGCAAATGGCCTGCTCTTCGATTTCGTTGTATTCGCCTTGCGCGGCGGTCGTGTCGAAACCCTTTGCCGTCAGAAACGCGAGCTTCAATTTCGCGGTAATCAGCTCGTTGTCGTACAGCACCGTATCGTCGTCGGCGAGGATGTAGTCGCGGAACACGAGCGGGTCAGCGGTTTGCACCCAGCCGCGCGAGCTGTAGTCGATGCGCAGGCTCTGCGGGGTGCTGAACGTGTTGTAAATCTCGAAGAGGTCGCCACGCACGCGGTAAATCACGCTGATGGTCGAGCTGCCCAGGTTGCGCGCCTTCAGGCACTGCCATTGCGGATCGGTCGCCGGCCCGAGCATCGGCAGGCGCGACGTGAAATTCCAGCCGGTCAAGTCTTCGAACGAATCCCAATCGGCAGGCAACGGGTACGTCGTATCAACCGCGTTCGTCGTCAGGATGAACGTGCGCAACAGCATCGTCCATCGATACGTGCTCGTCGGCTTGATCAGTCGGCGACCCGCCCAGGTCAACAGGCGCAGCATCTGCTGCGCCGTTTCGTCGGTCGGGTTCGTCGTTGCCGCGACGGACACAGGCAGCCCGAGCTGCCCCTGTACCGCTTGGATCACATCCAAGGCGGTCGGGTGCTTGCTGAAGTTGCCGGCCATCGCGTCACCTCATTGCACGGTCGGGCCAATCGGCTCGATGTCGGGCAAGCCGGCCTGCCCGGTCTTCGGCTGCGCGGCTTCGGCGTTGTGCATCTCTAC